ACCTCTTCTGCTATTCCTTCACTTACAAAAGATGTATAATATTGTCCTCTACGTACACTTGCGTAGTCACCGCTATCACTCTTATATTCTTTGTTTATAGGTTTCTCTTCTACTTTAGTGTTGTGGCGTTTGGCGGCAGCCCAGACTCTTTTATTACACTGGGTTGAGCAAAACTTCCTTTGTTTACCTGTTAGACGCTTTTTACAGCTAGGTGCGTGACATATCACATTTGTCATTAAAATCTATCTTCCTGTAGATTGTTGCTTAGATAGAATTATATGTTATAGTTCAGTTAAATACAAACACTGAAATCAAGTATTTTGTTACAGGTGAAGGTGCGACCGGGACGCAGAAAGCTTAGAATCGGACAGACGATACAGTAGAAACACAAACTAAGTACCCAGGGACAGTAAAAAGATTTCATTCAGGCACACAGCATATAATGCCCGCTCCTGCCTGAAACCCCATACATACTGTTGTTTTATGTAGAAAAGATTACCAACATATTTTTCTAGACATACGTATGTAATGGAGAGGTAGTCAGATTAACATCTGCTAGTCATACTATTACTGTATACAGAATATATATAGTCCTTCGGAATATATATTCTTTCTACAGTAATGTTCGTAGAACAGTATGACAGTAAGATGTGTACATCTGATACCATATAAAATTAAATACGACCATATGTAGATTAATACAGTTCCCTTAATGGAATATACTTTATATATCCTTTGGATATAAAGTATATGTCCATGTAAGTATCCAAGGTAATGAAAGGAGACTATATGTCGTACTATTGGAATAAAACTAAGGTGTGCAGATACTGTAACTACAGTATAGCACACAAGGGCGAGACCTATTGGAAAGCTTCTTCGAAGCTTGACTCGCAGGGCGAGCCTGTTAGGTATCCGCTTAACTTACACTACACTTGTGGAGTTATACTCTACAACAAAGGTGAGAACCTTTGGGAGTGGAGTAAGAAGGATACCAAAAAGTCTATTAAACAATTACTACTGTTTAAGTAATCTTAAATAAATATACTGTCTAGTGCCTATGACTAGACAGTATATATTTATTGTCTATGAAATTAATTAACTGAAAGGATAAGTGTTAGTTATGCAAGGTATTGTTGACGATATCGTCTATGGCGATATAGTAGATAAAGCTGTTGAGGTTAGTAATACAACCGAAACAGTACCACAAATCGAATATTGTGATGTATGTAATACATATCACGATAATTCGTGGTGGTATCTTTATCAATAAATAATTGTATCTATCCTAGTGCTTTTAGCCTATGCGAAAGCACAAGGATATATATAAGAAATTATATGTATCAATTGATATAAGTAAATATAGAAAGGATAATTATGTCAAAACCTATGTCCCCTGTGGTATGCGGTGCTACAGGCAAAACTCTCACCGAATGGCGTGAACGAACTTTCGTTCAACGCTACATTAAGGGAGAGTTAGTAACTATCCCATTGTACCTAGATATCGACCATATCATAGGTCTACATAAGCAGAGCGAAACTTACTTAAGTAAGAAAGCTGCTGCTGCAGATGAGCAATCATCTGAAACTTCCGAAAATTCTGAAGTATCTGAGGATACTGAGGGAATTATGGAGGAAGCACCTACTTTCTAGGGAAAGTAAGTTCTCAGTACCTATCCGAAAGGGTAGGTACTATAGAATTTATATGAAAGGGAATACTATGTGTACTGAATGTAATGAAGTACTTGATATATATACAAACAATTACTATGGCGTCAGCCAATGTGATGATTGTTTGTAATCATAGAAAGGAAACTATGAGACCGATAACAATTTATATTGTAATACTAATGATTACAATACAAATTATTTTAGAAATATTATAACGAAAGGTATAACTATGACTGAATATGAATACAAAGTTGACACATGTGGGTGGAATAATTGTAACGAAAAATTCCATAAACCAAATGACGAAAATGCATTAGGCATTGTGTTGGACGGTGCATATGGGGATTTTATAGACAATTTATTTGACCCACCGGTTTACTTTAAACTATGTCACTATCATGCACATAAAATTGAAAAGAATATTAAGGATGATAGATTAATTGCAGCACATGCACATCCACATGGCAGTAAAGATAAAGGCCAATGGTATGGACATAAAGCATGGGATAACTATACATGGTTATGTTATGTAAATGAATTTGTTGACACTTGGTATAGATATAATTTAAGTAATGCTATTACAGCTGTTAAAAACAAATTCAGTATGCATAAAACATGGTGTAGAATTGATATTAATGATAAGACTACAGCTGTAAATAAAAAGAAATTTATATTCCGATTCTTATTTGATAATTGGAATAGCAAAATGAAAGTCTACCTACGCTAATTCACAGTAGTTGTAGGTAGCGATAGGCCCCGAAAGGGATAGTCTGCACAGGAAACTGTGTTAATAGTGCAGACGAAACTATATCGTTAGTAGTAGCTACGCTACTAGCATAGGTGCCTATGTATGAAAGTTTATAGTCGAATGACTATAATAAAATAGAAAGGAATGATATGGATATTGTAACTATAAAGAATGCCATTGATGCATTACAAGGAATAGTATCAGCCAACAAAATGTCTACTATAAAAGACATTGTTAAGGAGGCTGTTATAGAATTCCATGAAAGCAAAATGGACAGTGCAATAGACGCTGACTTGTCAGTACTTGAAATCAACAACGTTGATATTCAAGATTTAGTTGATGAGGTAGAATACCCATTCTAATTTAAGATATATATCTGTCGTATGCCCTATGCCTACGACAGATATATAACAGATATAAATAAGAAAGGAATAATATGGAAACTATAACTAAACTAATGTCTTTAAATAAAGACAGTCAACAAATAGTATTACTCTGGATACTAAGAGATTTAATTAATTGGAAAACTAATGACCGAGTAAGAGAAGATATACGAGGTCATTCAGCTATGTTGTATGAAGCAATACAACATCAAATAAATAAAGCATACGATAAGCAAACTAAAAACGAGGAGGAATAATATGGATAAAGAAACACGTAGAATGTTTGAGGATGTATTCAAAACACTTGAAGGTATTGTCGAACAACTTAAAACGCAGAGCGAACTCAACGAAACCATTGTTAATATACTAAGTAACAATGATTATCTTGACCAAGATATAAATGTATGAATTCTATGACTACAGTTCTAAGAAGTATGAGAATGAATTATCTGTTGACTTCGTGTTCAATGGTGATACAACTTCTGACGAAGCTATAGAGCAGATAGAACTGTTGGTAAAACTAGCAAGTAAAAATAAAAAGATTTCATTTATACGCTGGAACCCTAGCATGTATATGAAAACTAATCTAGCAATAGATTAGTTAGGTACTGATAACGCAGCCCTGTTTAAAGTTATTAGTATCCCCCGCTATATGTGGGGTAGGCACACTACCATGTTATTCCCCTATAACAGAGTACGTTAAATGAACGGTGTGCCTATCTGACATATAGCCAATATGTCAATGGAAGAAAAGCAAGAACGATAAGCTATTGAAAGGAAACGATATGAGTAGTAATACTTTAACTTATGTTACACAAGATGTAACGTATGCATTTAAAATCCAAGGCAAAGAGCCTGGTATATTGTTCAACAATCCAGCCATGATGGCTGCTGAATCTGAGAAGATGTCAAAGGGAAAGAAAACCTATGACCCTGATGAAGAAGCAGAGATGAGAACATATAAGAATGATGAAGGTAATCTATGCGTACCTTCTACCCAGATTAGAGCATCTATATTAGAAGCATCTAAAGTATTTAAAGTTGGTAGAAGTAGTGCAAAGACAATACTTAATCACTTAATAATAGAACCATTTGATTTAATAGAACTTAAATCAGATAAAGGTAAACCAATCACAGACTATGAACTTGACCAACGTAGAGTACAAGTACAACGTGCTGGGATTATTAGAACAAGACCACTTGTTCCAGAATGGACAGTGGAATTTACTATCATAGCTGACGATGAGATTATGAATGCTACTTGGGGTGACCAAGCATTGGATTCATTAATTAAAATTGTGTCAGATGCTGGTAAGAAACAAGGAATCGGAGACTATAGACCACAAAAGGGTGGTAACTTTGGACGATTCGAAATATTAGAAGCAAAGGAAGTAGTATAAACTATGGCAACTAGGCAACAAAAAGTAAAAGCTAGAGTTGCATCTAATAAAGATAAGTATCTTAAGTTATCCAAGGGTGATGCTTGGTATGACATTGAGA